TAAATGAAAGCGAAAATATGGATGGTGGAGTTCTTGGTGGATTTCCTGTAAAAAATTCAACTAGATCTGCCCATAGCGATGAAGGAATTTACAGAGTAGAAGATGAAGAGCAACTTAAACGACTTCAAGCATTTTTAAATGCATTTTCAAGCAGAGAATATTTAGACCCTCGTGCTGCTCTTTCCTTATTAAGGGTAAAATTAAATTTAGCAAGTCTAGATTTTGATTTTAATAATAAAACAGATATTAAAGCTGGTCAATCCACAACCTTTAAAATTAAAAGATTTGGTGGAACTTTTGGTGCAACACCACAAACAGATCTAACAAAAGAACCATTTGAAGTTACTGATGGATTAGAAACCCCAATCAATATGGTTGTAGGAATAGAAGAAGCACCATCAGGTCTTTATAAATTAAATCTTAAGTTTGTTCCTGGAGTAGGTCCAGAACAAGGAGATCTGCCAGAAACAGAATAATATAATAAAATGCTTTACGAACCTTTGAGTGAAGATACTTTTCTTCTTTATGCTATTAAAATGTATGATAACCCTCATTGTAAGGGAATGAATGAATTCTATGAGGATTTAAATAGAATAAAATACATTAAGCGGTTATTTAATAAGTATGAAACAAAAAAGGTTCTAAAAGATCGTTTATTATTAAATCATATAATGATATTAAATAATGTTTTTGGAGTAGAAGCGTGCGCAAGAATATTATTTTTTAAAATAGAATCAAAGTATCATATCTACTTAAAATCTTTTTTGGAATTTCTTCAAATTCTTCCTAAAAGAATACCAGAAATAAAAATTGAAACCGTGCCCGTAGATCACAGAATTATTAAAAAATTAAAAGAAATGTCATGAATCATATAATTAAATCAATAACAGCATACACGGCATATAAACTAATAGAAGAAGCAAGTAAAAAAGAAAAAAATCCATTAGAACTACTTGAATCTTATGGAAAAGAATGCGAACTTTTAGGTGGAAATACAGATTTATTTAATAAAATTTGTGTTAGAGAGCTAGACGCATGCAGGCTATTAGAGCAAGAAGGAGGAGCTGCAGCTCCTGCTGTAGCAAATTCAGTTGGAGGAGGAGGAGTTGCTGGAATGAAGCCAGAGGACCTCGGAGTGCCAGTTTCTGCTCAAAAACGGCATATTGAACAAAACTCTATATTCAAAAGAAAGAAACCTAATACATACTATAACGACCGAAATAATAGTTATTAAGAAAGGATAGTTATGCCTACAGAATTAATTTCATTGATTGGTGGATCTGCAACAGGATTCCTTTTCCGTTACATGGCTCAAAAAGCCCAAGATCAAAAAGAGATGTTTGAACGTCTCATGGCTGCTAACAAGCAAACCACTGAAAATCAAGATAAAGCCGCTGAACGAGTTCCTCTAGATGTTGGCAAAGGAGTTCGTCAACTAATAGTTCTTGCCACACTCTTTGCAACTTTCTTGGCTCCATTCGTCCTTCCATTCTTTGGCGTTCCTACTTTCGTAGAAGTTGATGCCAAGACTCCAGAAGGTCTATTCGGTCTTTTCCCTGAGACTACCAAGAAGTTCTTTGTTGAAGTAAACGGATATCTGTTTACCAGTGAGAATCGTCAAATCCTATTAAGCATTATAGGTTTCTACTTCGGATCTGCTGCTGCATCAAACAAGTCATAAAGGAGTAAACCATGAAACGTTTAATACTATTAGCTACTGCACTCTTGGCTGCTTGCTCTACAGCACCACAAATTGTACCAGATACAACTTCTGAGAGCGTTATTCTAAAGAAAATTAATCACGAAATTAATACCGGAACAACTTTTCAAACAGGATGGCAATGGATTCTTTGGTATCTTCCTCTAGTATTTTTAGTAGTTACATGGGGATGGAAACAATTTATTCGTCCTTGTCCAGAGTGCGAAAAAAAAGCTAATCAAAAACTTCTCACAGAAGATTCTGAGCCTAAGCAATAACTAAATACTAGTACAATAACGAAAGGGAAACTATGGCAGAACACAAATCTGGCCAGAGTGATCATACACATTGTGGTAGTTGTGCTAAAATTAAAGAAGAACAATGCGCAGAAACTAAACGAGCATTAGAAGAATGTGCTAAAACTCAAGAAGAAGCTCGTGTTGCTAAAGAATCTTTATTAGCTGAACAGTTAGAAGAAGCAAAAACTAAAATAAAATCCATGCAAAAAACCTTAATGGCTTTTCAATTAGCCACTACGGTTGGTGTTACTATTTTAGGACAAGAAATGTTCGATAAAATTACAAGCAAAGTAGATGAAGTTAAACAGGTCCAAGATAAAATTGCAGGAAACGGTTCAGCAGAACATAAAGACGAGCCTTCATCAACTAAAAAACCACCAATCAAAACATCTCTTATTGGAAATAGTACTCTTGGTTTATTTCCCTATAATAAAAATACTGACCATGTAAATTCTTATTTCAGTAATAATATGATGATAACCCAAAAATCTAATGAAGAAATTACTGAACTTTGGGTTTCAGAAGAAGCAAAAAGTAATAGATGGTCTTATTCTGGACAACATTTAGGACAAGTAACAATAAATTCTCAAGTTCCTGCATCATCAAATTCATTTTTTGATTTGTATAATAATATAATACAAGCAGCACCACAACAAGTTGCTGTTTCTTTCACCTCAGATGATAATAATTTCTTTAATGATGGCGGAGCGTATTCTCAGTCAGAAATATCATCTATACCAGAACCACAACCGTTTTCACTTATCACTTTAGGACTAATCAACCACACTAAAAGGAGATCGTCTTGATTAAAAAACTATTAGCTTTAATCGTTTTATTCTTCACATCAATTACTCGTGCCGATCTAGTTGACGGGAGTTTTGAAAATAATGATGTATATTACGGTTATGGATTTATTCAAGGCGGGATAGACACTCAATGGAAAACTACAGCCCCAGATAATTTAATAGAAATATGGGGTCAATACATGCCTACAGCGTCTTACGATGGTACTCGTCATGCAGAACTTAATGCTAATTACGCATCTGCATTATATCAAGATGTTAATGGATTAGGAGACAATAATTCCATTAACTGGCATTTTGCTCATCGTGGTCGTTACGGTACAGACGTGATGAAATTAAGCATTACAGACTTAGGAATAGATCAAGCATGGGGCGGTGGCGATGATACTGTATTATTCACTCAAAATTACTCTGCAGATAATCTTGCGTGGCAAACACATTTTGGAACGATTACATCGATTGGAAATTTAACTAGATTTTCTTTTGAAGCTATAAGTGCTGTAGGTGGAAATACTCAAGGAAATTTCATAGACTGGTGTGGTTTTGGTCCTGGTGTGGTTATACCTTGTGGTGGTCCTGTAGCCTTAGTTCTTTTAGCTGGATTTATAACCCCAAGAAGACGAAATATATAAATAATAGAAAAGGAATACTAAAATGGATAAAAAAATGATGAATGCTTGGCTTCAAGCTCAAGCCCAAAAACAAGAACTAACAACCACCAAAATGCAACAAAAGCGTTTAGGTATTAATCTATCCGAAAACTTAGGATTAGGTGCAGCAGGCATGGTTGCAGGCCAGATGGCAGGCCAGATGGCAAATAAAGCTGTCCAAGAAGAAGCAGGATATAATTTAAACGAACAACTTTCTACTGAAGAAGAAGCTTACGCCAAATCACACAAGTCAATGATGGCTAGCATGATCAAACAATACGGTAAAGAAAAAGGAACTCGTGTTTTTTACGCCAGTGTGCGTAATGCTGTAAAGAAAAAGAAAGACTAATTCTTTAGTTTCAAATAGAGAGCCTTACAAATATAGTAAGAATCAACGACATCGGAAACAGGATTTCCGATGTCTTTTTTTCCAGGACTAATTATAGGTTGTAACATAATTCCTGTTTCTTTAACAAACGCTTTATACATCTCTTCTTTGTTAGCATTTCCTTTTCCTGCTGCTTGTTTCTTTATGGCACTAGGAGGAATGACTTCCACAGGAATGCTGGCTTGATGTAATCTATACTTTAAAACTCCTGTATTTTCTGCAATGTGAAATACCTTTCCTTTAGCACCAAAAGCGTATCCTTCAATAGCTACTTGCTCACATGGAATAAGATATTCCATAGCCCAATCTGAAATATTTTCGTATCTGGTAAAATCACTGTCCCAGTCGGTAATACTTTCACCTTTAATATTAGTTAAAAATAATCGTTGATTGCGTTTAACGTCTGAAAGAAAATAAAAAGCACAACGTTCAAACGTGAACGGTTCTTGAGAATTGAACACGCATATGCTGGGACTGGTTAAGGAATAATCTATACCTGCAATAACCATGTATTATATTTAGGTTAGAAGCCCATGCCTCGGGCTAGAAGCATTCCAAACAAAAACGCACAAACACAAATCAAGGTTTTATGGAATCGTGACACATAGAACACCCCTCTTCCTTCATGACCGAACGAATCCAGTCCACGTATAGATCTACTCGTGTGGCTCGCTGATCCACAATAGCATGATCCATAAGAGCCATAGCTGCAATAATTCCTGCAAGCTTTCCTCCATCTTCAAACACTGCACCACCAGAATCTCCAAACCAGATATGGCCTTTGAATGGAATAAATCTCATGTAATGAGGATCTTCTTGAGTTGTACCAAAATACCAGAATGTCCCAGGCTTGCTTATCTTTTTTATTTCTTTAGAGAACCCTACAGTTGTAAGAGGTTCTCGTGAGATCAACTCTGAACGATCTACAAGCATTTGAGCAGGAATCTCTAAACAAGGCTCAGATAATATTAATATTCCAATATCATTATCTTGATCGTATTGAGGATGTATAATGGCCTTTTCTATGATATAAGCTTGATCTTTGGTTATAAAATAACGAAGAGTTTCGCCGTCAATAACATGACCTGCTGTAAGAACCACGGATGGAGCAACAAGCACTGCACTGCCTATAAATTGCCCTATCTCGTTATGTACGTGCCCCACACAGCCGTAGGTATCTTTGGTGCTGTTATCTGCTATTTGGAATCCTGGAAATGGATCCGGTTTACAAGCACCAGTTTCAGGGGGTGTCACGGCTGTAATGGGGATTGAAATTTTTGAGACACTGGCATCTTTCTGGCATCCTTGAAGGAAGGCTAGAATCACTGCGGAAAGGATGGCAGTGAGCCGTGTCATATGTCATAAGTATATATGGGGCGAAATGGAAAAAATATAAATAATTATTAGCAAAAGGATTTAAATGTATAATCTGCCTACAAACAATGAAACTCTTATTATTCAAGGAATCTTCAATCAATCTCAACAAAATTTAAAAGAAGATTTCACAAGCAAAGATTACGCTAAACTGGTAGATTATGGACAAACTGGTTTACAAACTGGTGCATTATTGGCAGGAGGAGGATTAGCGGCTAGAGGATTATACAGAAATCCATGGAAAGCCACAAAATGGGGAGTCAGAAATGTAGCATTACCATTGGGTGCAGAAGAAGCAACAAAATATTTAGTGGGTAAAGGATTAAAAGCAGCAGGACTTGAAGGCTCAGAAGATAGTGTACCTGAATATTCTAGAGAAGCTATAACAAGTTTAGCAGGAGCAGGAGCAGCAGCAGCATTAGGTGGTCCTGCATGGGCTATTCCTGGAGTGGCTGTAGGAGCATATAAAACAGGAAGAGCTATTGCAAAAGCAGCAGGAATAGATAGTGATTTAGATTTTAGTCAATCTGTTAGTGAGTTAATAGGTCCTAAAGCATTAGAACAAAAAGAAAAAGAAGCAGAAGCTCAAGCTATTGAAAAACAACATCAACAAGCTGTTTCTGATCCTGAATATTTAAAAAGAAGAGCAGAGCATGCCGCAGCATTAGAAAAAGCAAAAATAGATCAATCACAAAAAAATTCAGAAACTACTAAAAAACCAATTTTTACTTTCGAGGAAAAAATGAAATCAGAAACCCAAATAATAGAACAATTAATGCCCAGAGATCCTAGATTTACACCACAAAATCCTAATGCTCAACTAAAATTATTAGGAAGAACTCCAACGATTCCGCCTATTTCGGCCCAACAATCTAGTCCCCCTTCGGGAAAACAGCTTGCCAATGATGTAATATCGACAATAAAAAGCATATACCAAGGAGTTCCTACACTTTTGGCTAAACCAGAAGAAACTCCAAAAGATTCTTTTGAAAATCCTCCAGGATCTATTCTTTATACTGGAACACCATCCAGAAAAAATGAAGAACCACCAAAAGAAATTCCTATTACAACTACTCAAACAGGAATTCAATATGGTGATAAAACTTATCCTTCAGAACAAGCAGCAAATACTGCTGCTTATATGAAAGCTCAAGCAGCTTTAGATGTTGCGGCTAGAGCAAGAGGAGAAATGCCATCATCAGCAGCTAAACGTGGATGGACTCCAGAAACTTGGGCTGCTGCGGATCGTCAATCTGCTGAAGCTAAAGCAAAATTACAAACAACAACCCAATCTACAATAACACCTCAAACTACAACAGACACAAACAAATCGTGGGAAGATATGACAGCTCAAGAACGATTTGAACGTGGAGAGCAGATTCGTGCTCAAAGAGATGTTCCAGATATGGAACAAAAAGCTAAAATCCTTGCAATTCAAGATCCAAGAGCAAGACTAGCTGCTATGGACCGTTATCGTGCGCAACAAACTGGAACTATGGTTCCTAACAAAAGAGAATTAACACCAACCATAAAAACTACTAAGGCGGATACTGCTTTAGGACCAACAGTAAGTCAACAAGAAATTGCTTTACGCCCCGAACGACAAGCAAAGTTACGAGCTGAAATGGCAGCGAGAAAACAAGAAGCAGACGAGGCTAGAGAAAAAAGAAGAACTACTTTAAGAGATTTACAACAACAAAAATGGGAAGAAGGCCAAAAACGAAGATTAGGATTGAAAGAAAATAATATGCAAAATAAACCAATATTATCAGTTGCTCAAACGTATTTAAACATGTTAACTGAACAACAAACTCACAAAGATTGGGAAATTTGGACAAAAGAAAAAACAAAAACTGGAACAGAAGCAGGTTTAGGTACTGTGATTGGTGCAGTAAAAGGTGTGGCGCAGGCAGTAAAAACAGCATCAGATGAAACTGGACTTAGTGATATCCTTGCTCAAGACGTAGGCGCAGTAAAGGAATTAGGTAAAATAGCAATAGAAACAGTCGGAGCAGATGAAGCTTCAAAAGTTCAAGCAAGACACAAAAAAGAAACCAGTAATCCAGAATATTTAAAAAGAAGACAATATGAAAAAGAATTAAGAGATTCTGCAAGAAAATATCCAGAACAACCAACACGATATTCTAATCCTAATTTTCCAAATTCTGGATCCACCCCATCGTTAAAAGAAAATTATTTTAACATTCTTTCAGAAAAACTAGATTGTTTAGAAGAAGCCACAAAGCAACAAAGAGCAGAAGCCAGAGCTAAATCTATGGGCTTTAATTTAGGTTCTGGTCATCCTAGAAGCAGAGGAGCTGTAAATGTAGCTGCTATTCGTCCTGAAAGATTAGGACCTCATTTACAGAGTATAATTTCTTCTGGTGGTGGAGAAAAAACATATTCAAGCGAAACCGAACCCACTTCAACTCAAGAAACTCCTAAACAAGCTGGATGGGGCGAAAAATTAAAGCCTCATATCATTACTTTAATGGGCGCTG